GCGGTGGTGGTGCTGGTCATGTCGTTCTCCTTGGTGGTGGTGGTGGGTGCTGCGAGGGTGTTCGCGACCTCAGCGCCGAGGGCGGTCAGTGCCCACCAGTCGCTGTCGTCGCCCTCCCCGGCGGGGGAAGTCGTGAAGAGGCCCAGGTCGCGGAGCCGGTTGATGACTCCGGAGGACTTGTGGCCCATCTCCTGCGCGAGGCATGAGCCCCAGATGCCCGAGTGCTCCTGGATGCCCTCGTCGAAGAAGGAGAGTTGGCGGCGACCGATGGCGGTCATGGTCTCGGTGCCCTTGGCGGTCATGGCCTGAAGGGCGGCGGTGGCGGCGGTGCTGGTCATGTGGTGCTCCCTCGGTTTCGGTTGGTTGGTTGTGCATGCACAGCCTAACACCTACGGAGGTATCGGTAAGGAGAACCCTCCGTAGGTGTTGTGAGGCAGTGAGTCGTTGACCTGCGGAAACACGCAGAGCACCTGCTGGAGGGCTAATCCAGCAGTGAGCGGGGTCACCTCAATCCAGTGATCCGACCCTCGTCCGTCTCATGGTTCGGATCGTTTGGCCGGAAAGTGTGCTGGCGGTCACTGGTCACGCACCCGATGCAGGTAGCGCGCGGGTCGCGAACCTGTCCCGCTAGCGGGCACCCCGGAACATGTCGGGGCTCCTCGCTCATGCTCACGAGTGCGCGCGGACCTTGTGCCCAGCGAGCCCGCCCTTGGTGTCGTACGCGGCCTCACACTCGGGGCACGGGTAGTCCAGGGTGACCCTGCTCCCGTCGAGCAGGCGGCGACCGTGACGGCCCTCCAGGATCGGCAGGACGACCCCGCCGTGAGCCCTCGGTGTGTGCTGCCCTGCAGCCGTCAGGGTGCCCGCCCAGTCGCAGTCCTCGACCGGACACTTGACCTCAGCCGCTCGCCGGGGGCGGGTCTCTCGTGGCGTCGGTGCCTCGACCTGAGGCAGGCCCTTGATCGGCTTCGCACCCTTCACGGGCTGCCCGTGCTCGGTCAGGAGATCCAGCAGCGGCTGGGCGATCTCCTTGTCGCAGATCTCGCACAGGTCGATCTCGTGCTCCTTCAGGGTGTCGGCTGCGAACCGACGGGTGACTACTGCCTCGACCTGCTCGTCGTCGAGGTGGTTGGGTCCGTCGCACCAGATGACGGTGCGGATCTCCTTCGCCATGCTCTGCTCCTTCTCGTGGGGTTGAGTTACGTCGTCGGGACGGACGGGCCGTGCCCGTCGAGTGAACGGATCACCGACTCCAGGCGTAGCGAGTCTCGGGCCTCTCCGACGATGCGCCCGATGTGCTTGGAGAGGTAGCCGTCCACGTACTCGTAATGGCTGCTGAGCACCGCCCCCGAGGAGGCCAGGCGCTGCACTCTCTTGGTCCGGCACCTGACGCAGCGGATGCTCCGCACGTAGTTGTGGTGCTCCTCGTCCCAGTGGGCCGTGAACGGCTTCCAGTTGTGTTGGAGTTCCCTGCAGAGCAGGAACGCTGTCGAGAGTTCTGCGGCGAACGCCCGGACGTCCTCGACGTGGGCTGCTCCTTCGGGTGATCCGTTCTCCATCCCGAGTCCCTTCTTGCTAACGAGCCTGCCTCAGTAAGGCATGGTCTCATGAGTCATTGACGCCATGAGACACGCTAAGCGCGGTGAGAAGCAAGGGCATCGCAGGGTGTGTCCTGCCGACAGGTGCTCGGGGACGTGCGCGGGAGCAGGCGCGCACGTCCCTCGGCGACCTACCCGTCGCGGCGGCGCAGTGCTCGCACGATCTCCGCGCCGACGACCACGCCGATCCCCAGCCCGAGCCCCGCGACTCCTGCCATGAGGAGCCCCAGCCATGTAGCGATCAGGGCCACGGGATCGCCTCCCCGAACGGGCGGTGGTCTGACGACGAGTCGTCCTTCAGCAACTTGGCCTTCGACGGCTTCACGCTCGCCATGGTGAAGTCGATCAGCCGGTCCCCGTGGGTGCCCTTGTCGTTCGGCGGCTCACGGTCTCCTGCCCAGGTGTTGAAGAGAGACGGGAACGTGTCCCCGACCTCATGCATCCAGGTAGAGGAGTGGACGTCGATGTTCCAGTCGCCGGTGAGGAGCCCCACGTCGGGGTCGTCCTCCTTGCGGACGTCGTTCCAGTGACCGTGCCACCCGTTGCGGACGGCGTCCTTCCATGCGCGGGCCTGCGCGTTGTCGTAGAAGTGGTCACCGTTCTGGACGTGCGAAGGCAGGTGGCAGACCGACACGAAGAGCGTCCGGTCGTTCGCGTGGCGGAGCAGGGCGGACGCCGCCCACGTCTCGTGGTCGCGCCCGTGCCCATCGGTCCAGATCTTGTTCGTGAGTTTGACGGGCTCCTTCCACAACGGGGAGAACTCCGACTTGCGCCACATGATCCCGACGTCGGACTGGGACGGGACCCACGCGGCCCACTCGTCGGGGTCGGCCTCCTTCAGGACGTCGGTCCGCGCCTCCGATCCGACCTCGGTGAAAGTGAGGAGCGTGGCATCGGGGTCGGTCGCCTCGATCGCGCGCTCGACCTGGTTGGCCAGGGAGTCCGCGCTGTTGGAGTACAGCGATGAGGAGTGCGCGTGCCGGACCGTGCCGCCCATCGCTACAGGCGCTTCACGGTCTGGTAGGTCTCCCGCAGCACCTGCTCTCGGGCCTTCTCCTGGTCCTCACCGGACGGCTGTGTCACGGTCATGTGCTCCTCCCACACGATCCGTCGCACCAGCGTCTCCATCTTGTCCCAGTCGTCTTCCGTCATCTCGTCGCCTCCTAGCGGCAGTCGTACTCCGTTCAGGTCCTCCGTCCAGCCGAGGTACGTGTCACCCCAGGCACGGACGGGCCAGTCGAGGTCGGCGTCCGACACGCTGCCGGACGAGGTGCAGTCCGTGGACCGCATCTTCTTGCCGCGCCAGATCACGATGTGGCCGTACTTCCCGCCGCTGTAGAAACACGGCGCACCGATCGGCGGGTTCCGGTCGCCCTTGTGCTTGTGGCGCGCCGCGTTCCAGGCCTCGATCGCGGAGCCGTACAGCGACCCGATCTGCCAGGCCTCACCGCGCACGAACTTCAGGCACATGCCGGACTCGTAGCGGTGGAACTGGCCCGCGTTGTTCGCGGCCTGCTGCCCGCTGTCGGCGGTCATGACGGGTGCGCCTCCTTGTAGCGCTGGACGACCGAACGGAGCGCGTAGAGCCTGAGCACGAGGTCCTCGGTCAACTGGTCCTCAGCCTCTTCCAGCACGTCGCGGATCGCGGCCAGCGTGACGACGAGCACGAGCCGCAGGTCGGGTGGCTCCGTCTCCTGCGGTCCGTCCGGTCGTCGTGTCATGACTCGTCCGTGGACGGCTCCTCCTCCGTCGTCGGCTCCTCCTCCGTCGTCTCCTCCTGCCCGTCGGGCTCCTGCTCGTCGGGCTCCGTGTCGTCCTGGCGCTCGGGCGGGGGTGGCGTCGAGTCGTCGTCCGTGACGGCGTCGTACGTGTCGCGCGGCTCCCCATCGCCGATGTCGGCGGGCGGCGGGAACGGCTGTTCGGTCATCGTGTCTCTCCTTCTTGTGTGGTTATGCGATGGACGGCGTTCCGCCGACCGCGTGAATGGACCACCGGCAGGTGTTGAGCGAAAGGCCTGCGGCTCCGTTGGCGAACGTGCCGATCTGGACGCCGACGTTGGTCACGCCCGCAGGCAGATACAGCCACCCCAACGAGAGGAGTTCACATCGCTGGGCGGACGTCGTCTCAAACCACTGTCCCTGTGTGGCGTCGTCGGAGCCGATCCGCTGGAGGACGTAGCCGCACCCGGTCATGGACGTGATGTCCGTCTGTGCTTTGAGTAGCGCCACGCCCGCGACGGTCATCGTCACGTTGACGTGTGACTGCGGGACGTCCTGCTGGCCGCTGGGCTTGTACCCGGTCACGCCGAGGGACTTGGTCATGACCGCCGAGCGCGTGGTACCGAGCAGGGCCTCGACCTTCTCCGCCAGCGCCTGCATGGCGTTGTCGCCGTCCATGACGCGATCCGTCCCGACCGGGTACGGGAACGCGAACTTCGGCGTCTGTGAGCCCATCTCGTCACCTCGTGTTCGTTGCGCCTGTGTAGGTGTCCCACGTCTGCGTGTTCGTCAGTTGGTCCCACTTCGTGGAAGCGGGCTGGTCGACCCAGCGGCCCGACGAAGGCGCGGGGCCGAAGCATGAGGCCTCGTTCCACGTCATCACGCCGATGGTGTCCCACGTCCACACGGGCGGGACCCCATCCCATTGCGGCGGAGGAGCAGTCCGGCAGTAGCCCGAGACGTTGATCTCCAACTCATGCACGCCGAACGCGAGTCGTTCGGACCATCCCTCCACCCACAGCGACGTCGCGGTGGGTGCGTTGCCGACTGCGGGGAGCCCGGTGACCTCCAGGAGGTCGTTGACGTCCATCGACAGGAGTTGGGTTGTCTGCCCGGAGTCGAGCCCCGCGACGTCCACGGGAAGCGCCGTGAGGACCCACACGGGCCGTGCGTTCCGGACCAGGAGGAGCCGCGCGAGCGCCTGTGCGTCCGCCAGGGCTGCGAGTTCGGTCGCGGAGGAGTATTCGTAGCGCCCGTACCGGCCTTGCGAGGTGGGGTCAGTCTCCGTCCATCGCGGTTGCTCCGACCCGCCTTCCTCGTCCGCCGTGGGGACGCCGTACCCGATGGACACGCCGTTGACGAGGCCGTCGGTGTTCCGCTGCCAGACGGGAGTCACGAGGATGTCGCACACGTCGAGCCGGAGGCCTGCGGTCGCGCCGGTCCGGTGTGCCGCGTCGGCGTACTGCACGAGGCCCGACCGGGTCATCCACAGGATGCCGCCTGCGGACTGGGCGATGGACTGCGCGAGGTCGAGCGCCGACTGTGCGTCTACGTCGCGCGGGTTGACCTGGACGGTCCCAGCGTCCACGTAGGCGGGTGAGGTCTGGACGCCGGACGCGGTGATGATTCGGGCGATGCGGGCTCCGTCGGACTCCTGCGGCCAGGGCGTGTCTCCGACGATCCGGCGTCCCATGTCGCCCAACTCCCCGACCGCGACGACCTGCGCGACGACCGTCTCTGGGGTCTCCTCACCCGCCTCGTCCCACCCGTAGGTGATGTCCGTGACCTTGCCGACGAACCGCGACGAGGCGAGCCCCGGCAGAGTCGTGGTCACGCGGATGATGGACCCGACGTCGATCCCGTCAGGCATCTGGTCCTCGTCGGTGTCCCATGACATGTCGAGCGTTGCCGACGAGGCCTCCGGCTGCCCGGTCGTCTCTGCGCGCCCGTGCTTGATCGTGACCTCATCCACGAGGCACGAGATGTCCACCGTCGTCCCGAACGTCTGCCGGGTCAGTTCCATCGTGTCCACGTTGACGACCGGCTGCGCCGCGCCGCCGCCTTCCCAGAGATAGTCCACGCACGGACCGACGAACGTGTAACGGGGGTCCTGTGCAGACGTGTCGAGGATCGCCTCCAGGGAGTAGGTCCCGGCGCTGGGTGCCCAGAACCACTTCGCCAGAGCGACGGCGTCGTTTGGTTGCCAGAACGGACCCTGGTACGCCGCGACTGCGGACGTCCCGAGGAAGACCTGCGGGATGATCCAGCACGCCTTGTTGACCGTCGTGGTGACCCGGAGCCGGAACAAGGAGTTGACCGGACCGCGCGCAACGCCGTGCGTGTCTGCCCGGTAGAGACCCGCTGAGCCCGCCGCCACGGCAGGAGCCTTCGCCACGCCAGGGGCCGCCCACGTCCACGCGTTCGCAAACGGCGCAGCCTTCCATCCCGCGATGTCGGTCGTCATGTTCGGGTTCGACGCGATCGCCGCCGACCACACGGGAACGTTCGGGTCCGGCGTCAGGCTGACGGAGTGGGTGCCGATCATCGGGCCAACCCGACGCGTCGGTTGTGCCCCGCGAGGATGCGCTGGATCTGGCGCGCGGTCGCCTCCGGGTCGATCGCGCCCGTGACGTTGATGGTGATCCCGCCCGACGTCGCGGCGGTGGCGCGGGCTCCGCGTGCGGGGACTGCAGGAGCAGCGGACCGACTCGCAACCCCGGCGACCTCAGGCGCAGCGACGGAGTGCCCGAGCACTGCAGCGAGCGGCCCGGGGATCTTGGGGAAGTGGATCGAGGCGATCTTGTTGATGAGCGACTGCACCAGGTTGATGACGGCGTTGATCGCGGACTGCACGGCGTTGAACGGAGCCGCCAGGACTGCGCCCAGACCGGACACGGCGTTGCGGATCGCGGAGAACGTCGAACGCCACGCGGACTCCACGCCGTCGGCGACGGTGCCCGCAGTCGAGCGGATCGCCTGCCAGATCCCTTGGATGACTCCACGGAACGCGGACGCCGCAGCGCTGATCCCGTTCCACACGGCATTCCATGTGGAGCGGACCGCGCCCGCGACGGCGGACGCTGCCGCTGAGATGGCGTTCCACACGGCGAGGACCACCGCGCGGTAGGTGTTGACGTATGCGGTCACGGCGACGAACAGAGCATTGAACGCCGCGCGCACGACGGAGGCGACGGTCTGCGCTCCGGACTTGATCGCGTTCCACACGGACGTGACGACGTCGCGGAACGTCTCGGACTTCTTCCAGAGGATGACGATCGCGGCCACGAGTGCAACCACGGCGATGATGACGAGGCCGATCGGGTTCGCGCTCATGGCGGCGTTCCAGAGCCACTGCACGGCGGTCGCGATCTTGACGATGGTCGACCAGACGGAGACCACGGCGTTGACCGCGATCACTGCAGCGGCGAGCGAGGCCAGGACGATGACCAGCGCCGTGACTGCCTTCGGGTTGTTACCGATCGCGGTCCCGACCGCGAGCATGACCGATGCGAACTTGCTCATCACCGGGAGCAGCCCCGCGCCGATCGACTCCTTCGCCTCCTGCATGGCGATGGACATCCGTTGCATCTTGCCTGCGGCGGTGTCGGCGGCGGCTGCTGCGGAGCCTCCCGTCTTGGCTTTGAGTTCGTCCATGACTGCAGCCATGTCGCCGGACGCCAGTGTGGCCTTGTCGAGCCCAGGCACGAGGCGACCGATCGCCGTAGTCTGACCGGCGTACCCCTTGGCGATCGCGGCGGAGACGGACTCCACGTCCTTGCCGGTCGCGGCGGCGACGTCGAGCGCGACCTTCAGCGCGTCCTGAGACTTGGCCGTGTCGCCGGTCGCCCGGGCCAGGGTGGCGAGCGCTGGTCGAAGTTGGTCGTCCGCGACGCCGGTCGCCAGGGACATGGAGGAGATCCAGTCCTCAACGGAGGCGACCTGGGCCTTCGTCGCGCCGGTCGAGTTCTTCAGCGCGGTCGCCAGGATCGCTGCGCCCTGGGCGTCCTCTGCGGCGGCCCGGCCTGCGGCCACCATCGCCGCGCCGAGCCC